CCAACAGATAAACAATTGGCTGATTTACAGTCCAAAGTAACCGACCAAACTTCTGGCTTCTTCAATAGGAAAAGCAATGACCTTGAAGAAGCACAGGCAATGATTAAAAGTTCCGGTATGGAAGGCCAAGTTGTTGCTAGGGAAACAAACAATGGTATTGAACTTGAAAGAGTTACAGAAGATACAACTAAAGGTATGGATGGAGCAGGGCAAACACCTCCGATAGTAGTAAATGCTCCTCAAGCGGCGCAGGCACCTCAACCTGACATTGTTGTAACATTACCTAAAACTATTTTGTCGCAAAATCCGTCAGCACGAAAATTTATTGCCTCAACATTCTAACTTAGTTTTTTCTTTTTATATTCTTCTACAAACTTGTGCGATTCATTCACGCCCAGTGTAATATCGCCATGCTCTCTATAGGATTTGTGAAGGTCCTCGTAGGACATACCTGCATTTTGAAAAGTATGAAAGTGCCAAACGTGAGGATATTGGTCATGCCATAAATCTCTATTGGATTCATATTTGGCATATATTTTATGTGCTTCCCAAATATCCATAGTATCATGCTCCCACACTGTAAATGTAGGATGTGACAGACGATTCCAAATTGAATCTCGAACTCGGGGAGACAAATTTTCTCCCAGTCCCTCTTTTGAGGCACCAAGTTTTTCCATTGTTGTTTCTCTAAATAATCCTGATTCCTCCCATGTTTCTTCAAACTCTGAATATGTATTTCTTAGATTGGAATCAGTTATTTTATGGTGAATTTGTAAAGGAAAAATATTCATTGATGGGTGTTTCATATTATCGAACATCCACTTTACACCGGCATCCAATGTTTCCTCAGTTTCGTGCGGCAAGCCGATAATATAACTAAACGTTGTTCTAAATTTGCCAAGTGTTTTCAAGAAATAATCTTGTGCCTCAAGAATTCCTTCTTTTAATTTTTCGGGATTCATACCCTTACCAATGGACTTAGCAGAAGCATGATTAAAAGATTCAATACCATAGTAATGACCCCACAATCCCATCTTTGCCATATGTTCCCAGTCTTGTGGGCGTGCCGCAACAAGGTCTGCCCTCACATAGCCCTGTATGTTAGTCTCAAAGGGTAGTTTATCAATAACATTACCCGCGGCTTCTAATACTGTATGTTCTGCGTTTGTTGTTTCGTCAGCACAACTGTAATCAGTAATACCCCAATATTCATAATTCCGTAAGAGTTCATCATACAAGTTATCCATACATCTGGAAGTCTTACCCTTATATCCAATAATATTGAAGTAACAAAACTTACATTTAAACTTACACCCACGAGTAAGTTCGAGTGTTAAGTTTTCACCTGGTTGTATATGGTCACGTTTCTCATACTTAACCTGTAAATCATCCATTGGATATGACGGGTGAGAAGTATCACAGTTTACAAACTGATAATTCCTACCCATCATTTCAAATTTTTCAATTACAACACTACTAGGATTTCCTGTAAGTTTTTTAAGGAGTTCTATGATAGCATGTTCTGCATATCCAGCAAGGTGAAAATCTGCAGGAAGCATGTGACTTGTCATCAACATTTTACCACCAGCAATTGTAGAAACATGCGGATATGTTTTCTTTAGCCAGTGCATAAAATCAACAATATCTTGTTCCTTAGTAAGCAGGCTGAATACAGTGCTAACACCAATGAATACTGTATCTTTTCTTATTCTTTGTTTGTAAAATTCTTTTAGTTCGTCAATCGACCATGCAGGCATAAAGTCCAGGACTTCAATATCCCAACCATGCTCCCTGAGATGGGAAGCAATTCTATGAGCACCAGACGCTCTTTTTACCGAGATGTGATTGACCGCCTCATGTATTGGCGTTTCAATCCATCCTCCCATAATGATACCGTGCATTAGAATCCTAAAAAAAAGGGGGCAACATATATATGTCGCCCCCTCCTAACTAACTAAACTGAGGATTAGTCTTCTTCTGCTAATTTAGCAAAATAACTTAGTGTATCCTCATCATCATCTGAATCTACACTTGAGGAAACTGTAACTGTGTCAGATGTAGCTGCCGTAACTGCAACCAAATCCTCAATGTCATCTGTTCCTGTCTGTGCAGAAATAGTTTCTGCTGTTGTAACTTTAGCACCACCTGAAAGGACTTGATTAAGTTTAGCTTTCAGTTCATCATATGTTTTAAAGTTTTTTGGATCAACAAGTTCAGCAAGTGAGTGTTGTTTACCCCAGATTGCTTCAATATCTTCATCAGATTCAGCAACAGGAGTAGGTGAAGATTCAAACTCTGACTTGTCATAGTTTCTATAACCATCAACCTGACGAGCCTTCAGTTTAAAGTTTACACCTTCCCAGAAGTCAAAAGGATTAACTGGTGTTTCATCCTCAAACTCTGGTTGCATAACATCCTTAATTTTGTCAAAGATTTTCTTACCAAACTTATAGAGGAAAACTTGGCCTTCGTTGGCCGGATTAGCAGGATCTTTAATAACAAGAACATTTGCATAATAAGACAAACGGCGTTTCTGTTTACGAGCAACGTCCTTATTTGCCTCTGTGCCACTGTTCCAAAGCTCACTATTAAGTTCTGAAACAGGATCAGGTTGGGAAAGTGTAGTAAGTGAATTTTCAATATACCACTTACCAGTTGGGCCTTGGAAACCATGGTTCCAAAGACGAACCCACGGAAGTTCTTCACCCTTAGGCGGTGCCAAGAATCGAAGAACAGCATAACCGTTACCAGCAGAATCTACTTGTAGCTTCCACTCGTTACCGTCATCTTTGTTATAGTTTTGTTGGGGGGAATCAATTTTTTCGACTTCTTTCATTAAATTATCGAAAGAGCCTCTTGCCTTACGCAAGTCTGATAGTGAATTAAACGACATATTTTTTCTCCGTATAAGCGTTGTATGTTTGTATATGTTGTCCTGTATAAGCGGACATATTATTTATAAAAGTTTTCACTTATATGCCTCATTTTATTTGTAATTTGGACAAATGGACGATACTTCTTAACTAACATTGAAACGTCCTCTAAGAATATATCATCAGAGTCCATAGTAACATAATTGTAGATTTTGTCAAGCACAACTAATGTTTCTATAGATATTAGGTGACCAAAATATAACCTATAGATTAAAGGATGATATCCATCTTCAGATGTAAAAGGATTTGCAATACTTTCCTGCTCCATCTCCAATTCAATCTTAGCAATATCCTGTTCAAATATGTAATCAAGTTTTTGTTTACGAGACTTCCATATTTCATATGTTTCCTTTGCATTGGCATCAAAGACGCCGCCCCACTTGTCGCCGGAAACAAAGTTAGCAACAAGCAAATCTATAATCTCACGCCGCTTGTAATCGCGAGCAAGTTTACGCATAGCTGTCAAGTCTTTGCGTTTAAGGAAAGCATTTTGACTTGCCCTTACTGCACCTTTTGTTTTTGTTATGTTATAATCTTTTTTTGTAAAGTGTAATTTAAGAGCGAGGTATAATCTATATACTTCAAATGGTTCCATTAGAAAGGTAACTTACTAGTTTTCTCTTTTAATAAATTAAGTGATTCTGCTTCTTCTTTAATCTTTTCTTTTAGTGATGATGTGAGAAGTTTTTTAACAGATTCAATTTCGATTTCTTCTTTTACACAGAAGTCAATGAGAACATCAATATAACCTGTCTTTGTAGCTTTAGACTTTTTCTCAATGTATTGTGAAAATTCAGTTGACGTATGAAAACGTTTTGTAATTAGAAATACATCCGATACTTTTTTCACGTCTGTATTGAGATCATTATCTACAATAAGTTTAGGCATTGTGTTTCCTTTGTGTCCAGTCTGTAATATACTTAATTACATTTTGTGTTCTGTTAATATATGGGTCTTTGCATATTGTGTGTTGAGCTTCACCGGGCTTATCAAACTCATATATCATAGGATGATTAAACGCCTCTGCAATGTCATTAATAGTGTAACTTTCACCCGAGCCTAAATGTATTTGTTTGCGTTTCTTTTCATCAAACAAAGATTTGAAGACACCTTCAACAACATCCTTAACATGAGTAAAGTCCCGAGATTTGTGACCTGTTCCAAATATTTTTAAACTTTCACCTGCTAAGTAAGCCTTTTTAAACGAACGAATAACGGTGCTATGTTCACCATAGTCTGCTTCACGCGGACCATATACGTTATAAAAATACATTAGACGATAATCAAGTCCCCAATGACGTTGGTATAGATGCATAACTTCTTCACCAAAGGCCTTACCAAGAGCATAAGGATTATCGTCAGCATGTCCAAATATTCTACTAGAAGACTGTCCAAAATACAAGGGGCAATTCAACCTTTTTGCCCATTCGCATACATGTGTCGTAGGTCCAATGTTATTCATAATAGCATCAACAGGCTGTTCAAATGCCAAGCGAATACGAGGAGTATTTGCAAGGTGAATAATACCATCAGCCTGATAAACTTTATCAGTAATATCTACATCACAAACATCCTGGTGAATATATGCAACATAGGGCGAATCAACAATCTTAAACTTGCCGTTTCTCATGTCGTCAACAATAGTAACCGCACATTCTGCGGCAACAAGTCTTTCTACTAAGTGGCTACCTATAAAGCCGCATCCACCTGTAACAATATAATGTAACATTAGTCTCTCGGTTTATAAAATATGTGAGCATCAATACGAGCAGTAACATCCATAGTTTCTGCCCATCGAGGTTTTACATAGTCTGCATGATAAAACAACGCACCATCTGTAATATCAAGTTCAGTTTTCACTGTCAGTTTAGCAACTTCCATAATCTGTTTGTATTTTTTTATGTTTTTAACTTCATCAGATTTACCATCACAATACCATGAAAACTGGCAACGATTTTTGTATGGATAATATTTACCCGACTTTTTGCTGATATAATGTGGACCCTCGAAAACAACCTCACATATAGTATTAGGAAACGCATCTGAGCGAACACGATTCATTGTAACATCTGCAACAGCAATCCATCCTGCCGTAGATTCATTACGAGCCTCATGGTAAATATTTTGTGTGAGGCATGCAAGTTGAGGATTATCAATTGTATTAATACCTTTATCATTGGGCAATGCCGGATTAGAAGATATGGCTACTAATACTGCCATCATTGAATCTAAAAAATTCATATTTACTGGATTTCTTCTATAAGTTTTTTGAGTTTTTTCTTGCTACCACCGAATACTTTGGCGGTCGCAACTTGATCAGCATTAGATGTATCATCACCAACAACTACAAGTGCAATCATACCCATACCCTTATGAGGTGTGCATTGATATAGATAAACTCCAGGTGTATCAAATGTCAATGAGACTTCTTTATTAAACTTGGAACGCTTGGGTAATTCGTAACCCTCTGGTCCTGCAATAAACTCAACATTATGACCTTTATCAGTCGGTAACCATTTGATTGTATCACCCACATTAATACGAGTAATATCTTCTGAGTAAACCATACGAGCACCATCTTCTCGCTTATTTAACATCTCTACAACTTTTTCCTCTGAATATGCAGGAGTTGCGAATGCTATAGCGGTGAAAAATATAGTTAATATGCCTAGTAATAATAAAGTTCTTGTCATAATATCTCCTAATAAAAAAGTGGGGACTTCTGTTGCTAGGCGTCCCCTGACCCCGAAGATTATGCCGCGAGGGCGTAATCCTCATGTGCGTAATTATCGTTTGCACTTACGAGTTTGTTGCGCTCTTGCGGATGGGATAGCCCGTCCGTCTCACAGGTGGCTTCCGCACCTAGTTCTCCACTTACCTATTAAATACCAGTCGATCCTATTTCGCCCCCATAAAAACCGTCACCTATAGACGGCGGTTATGGTGGAGGCGCCGGGTATTGCACCCGGGTCCTGAATACCTTTTAGCTCGCTTCATCGAACACAGTTATTTATATTAGACGGCTAAGGCTTTATAGCCAGCCGCAACAACTGCTTTACTAGGTGCACCAATACGATAGCGTGATGCACGAACACGACCACGATTATCTTTAGTGCCTGTGTTAAGATACACAGCATGACCTGCCATACGCAAGGAAGAAACCAATGCACGAGCATTTTTCACGCCATAACGTGTTTTCATTTCACCTGCTGTAAGAGCCTCGCCATCAAGAAGTGCGGAAAGAACACGGGCAGTTTTAGTAGTAGTAATGGTATTAGACATAATATAAGTCCTCCTTTGTTAACATTACCTCATAGTTGTAGCACACTTATTTGGCAAAGTCAAGCACTTTTGGTATTCTATCTAATAGGTGTAATTGTATTCCTTGCAATCTCGGCGAAGTGCCTCATCAACAAGGCGCAATTCCAGCTCAGTATAGTATTGTTCATAAGAATGGTTCTCAGGAGTTTGCACGTTATATGTTGTATCCCAAAGATCACTAGGCAAATCATACATTTGACTAAATTGAGCCCATTCACTTTGTATCTCCTCAACACGAAATATAACATCTGCATCATGAGCAAAATAATAATTATCTTTAGATCTCATTGACCCTGTTGTTGTTACCGCAAAGGGTGTATTAGGTTTGGAAAAATACTTAAATTTTAAAAAGTCTGTAAATGAATCAAATTTTCTTGCACCCTGCACAAACGCATGAAAATGTTTTAAAAGATTATATTGTGAAACTTCTCTATGATAAGGATTTTTTACAAAAGCAACTGTCAAATAACCTTCAGGTGCATATCTAGCAGGCAAGTGGTCAACCAATTGTATAGGCGATTCTATATTTTTAAAATCTAGTTTTTTAACAAAATGCTTATCAGGCATATCCTCAGGCATATAAACTTCAAATCTGTCAGAAGGTATTAATCGTTCTTTCATATTTGACCCCCCGTTATGAGGAATATGAATAAATGCAAGTTTCTTTTCTTTGTCTAAAATCATAAATATTTCCAATCTATATCAGGATATAGTTTTATAATTTGTTTACGTTCCTGTTCCCATCTCGCAAGTCTACGTCCATTGTCGTCCATCAACGTCTGGTCATGTAAATGTTCATTATCACCAAAACCTGCAAGATGTATTTCATTAACGCCTGTTTCTGCGGCATGCCACATAGCCAAAGATCCGGCTGCCATTAAAAAAGGCAGGCGTTCTTCTTTTACTGAAATAACTTGATCTTCTTTTCTTAGGTATGTCATTAGTGTATTGTTTCCTTCTCCACTAATAACACATCCATATTGTGTATAATCATTGCTTTCATTTTGTGTATCAAATGTCTCAAAAGCAACAGCCATTTCACTTGGGATAGGCTCCCAATCGAGAAACAAAGATTGCCCGGTATAATTACGATAAATTTCATGTTGTATTAAAACATCGGTTGCCACTATCCATTCAAAGCTGATATCTTCCTTATATGCAAGATTGCAACCATAGATATGTTCATAGTTTGATAAATCTACATTCTCTCTTGACTTACCATTACCCAATATAATTGTTGACATAATCTAATCTACCCCGTTCTGCATCCTTAATTTTTTCCAAACAAATCTCCTGTATATCATACATCTCTTTAGCCAAAAAGTTAAGTTTTT